TTTCTTTTACCTGTTCTGCATTCTTCATCCAAGAACCCCAATGGTCCTCATTGTCCATTACAAATGCTGCAAGTGTTGTTCCTACGACTATCATAACTTTGCAATCCTTTCCATAACATTATTCCAATCTGATCCACGAACTTCCATAGAAAACATATCTCTTACAATTTCATAGTTTAACATTGCCTCATCTTTTCTCATCTGTGGGCTAATGAGTTCTCCAATGTGGTATTCCCATTCTTCCGCAGTTCGTGCAATCCTACCTACACCCTTACTTGCTAGGTACTCGTACTCTGGTGAAGGCGATGAGATAAAAGGAACACCAGACCCTGCGTACTCTAATCCTTTAATAAAGGATTTTGCATTATTAAATGGAATAGAACTTAAAGGAACTATGCCAATATCAATTGGTGTAAATATTTTGGGGTAATCCAGAATTGGAACTAATGGCATAACTGTAGATATGTCTCTTGGAACTCCTAATTGCTCGTGAGCAAAAGGGGCATTAGGAGTATGACCTGAATGGTGAAATTTAAGATTGTGTTTTTTAAATATGGTTTTCATAAATGGTTGCAGTTCTTCTAGATCACCAGACCTCCAAGGAGTTGCACCAACCCAACCAACTACTGGCTTATGTTTGGAATTATCTGTTCGCATTTTCCAGCGTTCTATGTCTAACCCGTTACGAACTAAGAATACATTCTTACGTTTTGCCGCATAATAATCATGTAGAAATGGGGTAGAAGTAATAACAGCATCTGCTTCCATAATCATTTGGAAGTAGTGATCTCTATTATTTTCTTCGTTTCTTCTAGGATCAGTGGCATCAAAAGCACGATTACTGGGGTCAAGTCCTTCAAAAAAGTCATCAATATCAACAACTATTTTCTGCCCTTTAGCCTGTGCTTCCCGTACATGCTGAGTAATACTCTTACGCATCACCAATTTAAATACGAGAATATCCCAACCATGTATGGATTGATCTTCATTCAGTAACTGCCCATACCCGTATTCGTCACTCCAGCGAGGAAACCCCATCCCCACCTTCCAGCCAAACTTCTCCAATTCACGCATGGGCAATAAGCATCGGTACCATGCACAACCATTTGGTTGTAAAGGTTTTGTTCCAGTTGCCCAATCGTATGTTAAAAAACTAATCGTTTTTGTAGCCATTTTAACTTTCTACTCGTTGTCGTCGTCCTTACCAATCAACCCACCGAAGTGTAGCGCAAGACCAACGATAGTAATCCACACACCCATAGTCCTAGTTTCGCCAGACAAGGTAATCAAGACTAAGCCAGTACCAGCCAAAGTCCAAGTCAATGCATGAAATTCATTCCATAGTTTCTTCACAAACGCTCCTTAAAGCCTTAGTTAGTATTTATGCTGCTGGGATACCAAAAGGTGGTTTTCGTTCGTCTAGGAGGCTCCTACAGGCCTCTGAGAGGACTGTTAGATAACTCTACGAGATACGACTGGTGCGGGTAGTATAAAGGATACAGTAATTACGCCGATGATAACTCTGCGCCCACTGACAGGTATCCCTGATCCAATTGCGGTATAGGTGTCAAAGACACCCTCGTAGACGTTTAATTCCTTCTCAAAAGATTTCTTAACGGCTTTAGGGGCACCCTGCACAGCATCAACAATGGCAAGACCATCTTCTGGGGTTACCGCTGAAGCCACGATTGCGTCAAAGACCTCAGTTGCTTGCTCTCCTGAAACGCTTTCCAAGACTTTAGCGCTCGTAGCAAGTTCAGTGGCTTGCCCTTCACTTACGCCACCTTCTTGAGAAATGATCAAATCCACTACTTGAGCAACCTGATCATTTGTAATGGTGGCGTTTTCAAGAACATTCACCACTTCAGCAAACTTATTGTCGGACAGTTCTGGTGTCAAAATTGCTTCAAAAGTCTGTGTCAAAACTTCATCAGATACCTTTTCGTCAAAGATGGCATTGACAACAGTACCGAATTCTTTATCGTCAAGTGGGCTACTAAGAATCTCTTCAGCAAGGGCAACAGTCTCTGCGTCAGACAGGTCATCATCAAAAGCAGCCGTAAAGACCGCCTCTAGTTCTGCCGAGGAAAGGTTGGAATCCAGCAGGTTCTCAACAATTGCTCCCATTTCTTCTACGCTTGCTTCTGCACTAAAGACGGTATCCATTACAATTGTAAGTTCTTCGCCTGAAAGATTAGAACTCAGCAAAGAAACTAAGACTTCAGACACTTGCTCGGTATTAGATGTATCGGCAAGTACAGCATCCATTACGGCAGTAAACTGTTCTGTAGAAAGATCTGCGTCCAAAATGGTATCAAGTGCAGCCGTTATTTCTTCTATTGAAGCATCAGGGGTGAATGTGTTGTCAAGGATGTCAGTTAATACCGCATCCGATATAACCTCACCGACAAACGGTAGCGTTTCAGATGGACAAACAGTAGCGTTTGGCTCATTACACAAGTCTTCCGAAGTCGGAATAGGAGTGTAATCAGGTAGCGTTTCGTCTGTGTCAACGATAGTGTCTGGGTATGTTAAATCTGGTATTGAGTCTGTTGTCTCAGTCGGAATCTCTTCTGGGATTAGTATTGGTGTTTCTTCAGGAATCAACTCTGGGATGGTTACTTCTGGCATGGTTGTGGATGTCGTCCCCGTTGGTACTTCTATTATTGGAGAAACATAGGGGATAGTAGTTGTAGTAGTTGTAGTGGTCGTTTCTATTGGAATGGTGGTTGTAGATGAAGTGGTCGTGGTGGGTGGCTCTGTCGTTGTTGTCGTTGTTGTCGTTGTCACTGGGGTCGTTGTCGTTGTCGTTGTCGTTGTTGTCGTGGTGGTTGATGCTAACGTGGTGGTTGTAGAAGTAGTCGTACTTGTTGTAGAACTGGTGGTTGTTGATTCAACAATACCGTTCCATAGAGATAGATTACTAATTGTAAGATGACCTGGCTGGCAACAACTATCTGTTGAATACTGGCGGAACGTGAACACATCACCCTCAACGACAGGAATTGAAAGCGAACCAGTCGCATTGTTCTGTTGAGTTAACTGAACATAAGTCCCATTAACTGCATACTGCGGTGGGTCATACCATGCACCATCAAGGGTTTGGTACGCCCAAGTGAAGTCCACTGTGTCCACATCGGCGGGAATTGTAGTTTCAATTTTTACCCAATGAGCAGCACCACTACAACCACCATAGTCAGGTCCGTGGAGAATAATCGCATCACCAACTAATTCAACAGAACCATTACAGGCTGCTGACTGGCTGTATGTCCACTCACCGAGTACGTCGGCTTTAGCAGATGAGTTAAAAGGAGCAATCCAAGCAAAAAGCGCTACAGGAAGGTAGATCCAAAATCCTTTTCGTAGTTTAGGCACGAACCATTATAGTTGAGGATTATCTTGCGCTTGTTTTAACTGTTGCTGGTACTGAGGCCATGTGTTGAAAGCAAATGCTTGATAGAGGTTAATAGCACTTAAGTACGGGTAAAGTTTGGTGCTCACAAAGGGATAATTAAACCCAAAGGCTTGTTGCACTTCATCATGTGCAGCATTAATAGATTCCCCAATGTGCAGTTTCATAGCATCAATGAACCCTTCGTTTTCCTCTTGGATCATTAGCAAATCTTGAGTGTCTTGCAGTGTTAGATGCTTACCGTCATATTTGATGATTGGTCCATAATTTGTTGTGACAATCTCGTATTCCATGTTGTTACCACTTTCCAATAGGGCAAGTTTGTGATGCCAGTTTAGTTTTAATCAGCATAAAGCATCCACACTTTTTGCACTGCTTTGTAGGAGCAAATAAATGTGGACAAGTTTTACAGATTTCCATACGTGTTTTTGCTAGTTCAGTTGTCATACAGGAGAGTATACAAAACTTTCAATGGTTGATGCCTGCGCCCCAGAAGCAGCAGTTCTAACAATTATTCCGTGCTTTGTTGCTCTTGTGGCTGTAGGGGTTTGTTGGATTTGGGCAATACTCCCACCTGTACTTAGTTGTGCTGTAGCCGTAATTTGTCCAGCCTCATTGGTAACTACTTGAACGTAACCAATACCACCAGGAGTGGTTGCATTTGTGCCCACATCAACAGAACCCATTTCTGTCACAGTACCACTTACAGACTTAATTAGTTTGAGTTTGTGCGTGTAATACGTAGTTGCATTGTAAGAGTTTCCCCCACCTGAAGCCGTACAAGTTTGTTGAACATAAGTAGTACCCGAAGTTGCTGGGTGGTATACATACCAGTTATTGTTTACAGTCTGGCAAGCATAGTAACCGAAAAGACAGCAGCCAAAGATTCCACCACAGGTATCGTTGCTGCTGTAATAATCTTGACCTGGGCCACAAGCAGCGAAAGGGTCATTATAGTTAAAGGATGCTGGTGATGAGTATGTATAACCACAACATCCGTTAACTCCACACATAACACAAGATGCAGCAGCACCAGTATTAGTGTTAGCACAGTTTAAACCTCCTGCAACTGCAAGAGCGCACACTCCGTTATTTGTTTCTGAGTAATCCCCACCAGTACCACAGTACGCAGCAGTGCTATATGGAGCATTATAACTACAATCATAACTATATGAATATGCTGGAACAGTACAAGTACCATTACCATTATTGGTATCACCACCACTACAGCCAAAGAACTGAGTTCTTTCAGTAACAGCCGCCCACCAAGTATTAGAACTAGTTACCCAAAAAGCAGTTCCCCATCCTTGATTAAGTTCCCCAGCATTAGCACGAACACTTACATTCTTAGTGTTTGCAGTAAATGTTGCTAGTGGGTTTATTGTTGGCGATGAATACGTAGTTGCTTTATTAATTTGTACTTGCCATGCACCATTAATGTTGTTCCATTTGGATGCTAAAGCAGCACCGTTTGTGCCCGTAAACTCATCAGTAAATGCGGGAAGAATGCCAGATGTAGAGGCAATGATGCCAGTAAGCATAACTAACTCGTAAGGTTTCCGATAAGTACCCAAGTGCTAGAGGCGGTCTTGATAAGGGTAGCGGCGGCGTACTGACCATTCAGTTTATACTTGTTGCTTTCCGCATAGAGAGTGGCATTACCCGCACCAACAGTAACTACGTTTGCAGTTGATCCAGTCTGCAAAATGTCCACCCGATCACCAATGCTAAAGTTTTCTTCGGAGTCGTTAGGCACTAACAAAGAAAATGCTCCAGCATTATTAATCAGGAGTACCTTCCCCAAGTCGTCAAGAGTTAGGGTACGCCCAGTAGTAACGGTATCTACTTGTGAGTTAAACCCAGTCAAGTTCCTGCTAGCGGCGTTTTCAGAAAGGCGAGAAATCACGAAATCTCTGCCCCAAACAATGAGAACGAGAAGTTAGCACTTGAGGCATAAACAGTCACTACGTCTGTAGTAGCCAAGGTCAAACCGACACTCAAAGTGACGGTGTCTTTTGCCAAGATGTTGGCATCGTAAATCATGTAATGCTGGTTAGCAAGCCCTGTTCCAGCAGGTCGGACAGCCACTCGGTAAGTAGCCGCAGTTGTACCTCGGTTACACACAGAGAGAGTTGATGCGACTACTGATTTGCCAGCACCAACTGTCAAAATATCCGTAGCAGTAGTTGCTGACGGGGCAGATTGGGCTAATACTTTATATACTTGGGCCACGGGCGCTCCTTAGAAGTCTGTAATGACCCCCATTTTACCATCAATCTCAGAAAAAGTGCTTGAGGATAGCCGTAGTTGCCACGACTCCTATTTTACACCACTACAGGTGATTATGCCCCTGTACGGTTGCCACGTTTTGTTGGTAATTTGACCATGTTGTAAAAGCAAATGACTGGTACAGGTTAATCGCCTGCACGTATTGGTAGATTTTAGTACTGCTAAATGGATAGCCATACTGAAATGCTTCTTGAATCTCATCGTGTGCATTTTGGATTTCTTGGCGGATATGAACCTTCATATCAGCAATAAACCCTTCGTTATCTTCTTGGACCATTAATAGGTCGTTTGAATCTGACAAAGTGAGGAGCCTGCCATCGTACTTAATAACTGGTCCATTGCTTGTTGCAGTCAATTCGTATTCCATGTTGTTACCACTTTCCAATAGGGCAAGTTGCTTTTGCCAGTTTAGTTTTTACCAACATAAAACATCCACATTTTTTACAAGTTTTTGTAGGAGTAAATAACTCTGGGCATGTTTTACATATGTCTATACGGGTTTTTGCTAAGTTTTCAGTCATACGTCAGATTATACCTCTTCTACGAACCCTTTCATCCACTTACTTTCCCTATTTTCAGTATTTACTCTTTGGGTTTCCATTTCCATCCATTGCTGCTCCCCATGCAGTTCCTTGTTTTTATGCCACTCGGCACTGCCAGCGTAGTTGTACCCCCAAAAAGAACGTACAAAGAACTTCTCAGATTCTAAAGTCCTTTCAACTCCATGATAGAACGGGTCGTGTGATGGAAAAACTAGAGCGTCACCAGCAGCAGGCTTGTAGTAGAAATGATCATAGTCCGTTTCGTTTTTGAAAACTTTAAAGAATAACCCTCCTTTTACGTAATCGTCGTTAAGGTATATATTGCACGTAATCCAGTGTTTAAATCCTGGAGATTCTTTATCCGATAAAATAAGGTCAGTGTGGTATTGCATGGCTAGTAGATTTTTCTTTAAAGTACCCAAAGGCGTTGCACCAGCAGAATGGGTGCATATCTGCGGAGAGCCATGTAACCAGTTCTCAATTTGAACGTTAAACCTATTTACGTAGTCGCTAGTGCTATTATAAAAAGCGTTTGCTATGTCTACGGCAGTTTTGTTTTGAACGTCTGCGGTTAATAGTGCCCATTCATCTGCGGTGGGGAAAGAGTCCTTATGCCAATTAACTGCTTGTGGTATAGCGGCTTGACGACCCATAGTGTACCAATCGGTCCATGGCTCAACGTCTGTATTGGTAGATGTTATTCTTTGTAACAGTTCTTTGTGGTCTTTTAAGGCGTTGGGGTACACCATAACTTTTGGGTAAATCTCTTTAGGACTGTCCATAAATTTCTCCTGTTTCTTCGTTTTTAGCAGAAAATACTTGCCAGAAGTTGGGCATTGTATATCGCTCGCCCTCTTCAACAGTAGTGACCCCGTGTGGAAAATTAGAGTCGCTTGGAAAGAATATGAGGTTGCCCTTGACTGGTCTTATGGTTTTGTCTTGGTTTGGAAAGTAAATACTTCCCCCAACGTAAGAGTCATTTAAATAAAGAAGTGACGATATATCGTATGTTTTCCCGTACTCTGTTCGGTCTATGTGCGCTGGATTAATTCCATTACCCACACGCCACTTCACCATTGACGGTCCACCCGTACTTAGGGTAACAGACATAGTTTTTTCAATGTGCTTTTGTACTCTGTTGATTACATCTTTTGCTACAGAAAGTACATCATCGTCCGTGAACTGGTCGTGCGTGTGCACCCTGTCTTTCCACTCATCAGTCGGTTGCGTTGAGTGCCATATCTGATTATTCTTAATGTAATTATAAAGAATATCTGCTTTGTCTTTTTCTAGAAAGTCATCAACGACGATGATGCGAGATGCGTCACTGCCCCAAAACCCAGTAGGGATTCCGTATCCCTCATTCAGCATTTCTCTGGTACAGAGTAACTGGGTCTATGTCCCCCTCTGCTTCTCCTGTTATAATGTTTTCAAAAACCATGTTGTTTTCTCGTAGTTTTGCAACAACTGGGTCAAACGCAAATGTTGTTGATACGTACCTATTAGGACCAGGCAAAACTGGAAGTGTGTAGTGTGTGTACTTGGTAGTTCCTGGATGCATAATCAGGTCACCAGGTTCGGGTTTATATTGAACATCTCTGTACTTGTATACAATTTCTCCACCATTAAAGTGGTTATGGTACAGTACCATTCCAAATTGAACGTAGTTGGTTGTTCCGTCTGCTCCTGATGGGTTGTCAGAGTGCTCAAACATTGCTTCGCCTGGTTGCATTCTGTGTACGGTTATCAAACCACCAAACGACCATTTTTCTTCAGACTGGTCATCAAATAAAACTCTAATTCTGTTCATTACATTGACAATGTTAGGGTGACTTTGATTATCTTCGCCAACCCAAAGTATCTTGTTGTTCCACCACTCTCGTTTATCCCTATCCCATTGTTGTTCCGTGCCTGCCTCAGCAATGGCTATAAACCAATCTCTCTCTTCTTGAGTTGTAAAGTTTTTGATTACATGGACGTTCTTGTCTATAAAATGATAGTTGGGATGGTTTAGCACTCCCTTAACTTGGTAAAGGTCATCTCCATCCAAATAATCATTTGCGTTAAATTGGTAAAGTTCATCTCCATCCACACTCTTTGCATTAATCATGACCCAGTTTCCTTATAAAACTCTTGCCTATGGAACTTGTCTGAATAATCAAGCATAGTTACAAGTGCATACTTTGTGCCTTCTACAACTGGAAGAGAGCGGTGCGGATACATATAGTTAGAAGGAAATATTACAAGATCGCCTTTTTGTGGTTTTATTTTTAAATTCCATAATCTGAATTCAAGTTCTCCACCTTCGTAATTATCATTTGCATAAGCAACTAGGGATACTGTGCAATTGTAAGAATACCCATGATCTACATGTTCAGCAAAATGTTGTTTTGGTCCATATTTGACAAAGTTTGTTGCTTCCCAATATCGCATTTCTCCAATGTTGTAAATGCCACAGTAATGCTTAACGGCCTGTAGTTGCTTAAAATGCGCCAGATTGTACATCTTTCTAAGGTCTAATTCTTGTTGAGTTGAACCTTTAGCCAAATGTGAACTTGTTTTAAATTTGAAGTCATAGCAGTCTCTGTAATCTGGTATCTTTTGCTGGTAGCCAACTTCTGCTTCTGCCCACTGTGCTGCATCATTGTTGTTACCTAAGTAATTTTCAAGAGTTAAACTAATGTTTAAATCGTCAGTCAAAACATTATGGTAAACGTGAATTCCTGGTCCAATAACATCAAATGTTGACCATGTTTGTTCACGAATAGTATTCCAGTCATTTAATCTTTGTGTAACTTCATCCATTGTTTCCATAGTTTCTCCATAGTTTATCATTATAACCAATTATTAACGATTAACCATTCTTCTAAAGACATAATTACCACCCTAAATTTTGCATAAAGTTGTTGACAAACGCTGCTTGTGAGTCTGTCACTGGGACAGTACCCCATGCTTGGACGTAAGGAAAAGGACCTCCAAGTTCTTCTGCACGGAAAGCAGTTGCATATTCTCCAAGCCTTTTTGCATGTCCTTGTCTTCGGTGATCATGGTGAGTTGCAAATACCCAAGGTGTATATACCCCATCTACGATATGGCTACCGCAGAAGCAAATTAAAGCACCTGCGTCATCTCTGAACATGTAAAAGCGCATATCAACGTCAACTTTTCCTTCGTAAAGGTCGGTAGATTTAACACTTGTTGTTTTGTTTGAATAACCTTTTGCTTCAAGGTCCACAGCACCCAACGCTGTTTCAAAAAAGTTCCAAGTTTCTATTGGTTCATCATCAAGAGTACCCATACGGTCTATCCAATTATTTTCTGTAGGCATACTATTTGTTCTCCTTTTTATTAATTATTATACACATGCGTATCCGCTCTTGAAGGATGAACAGGTTCCACAACATGCTCCAACACCTGGACAATCAGGGCAGAAAGAAGGTGGGAAGAAAGGTGGGAAGAAGGGTGGGAAGAATGGTGGGAAGAATGGTGGAGGGAAATATGGTGGGAAAAATGGTGGGAAGAAAGGTGGGAAAAATGGTGGGAAAAATGGAGGAGCAACGGGGGTAACACTGCCTGATGCCGCAGAATAGGCACCACTTACGCCATGTGGTGTTTCTACTCTAATTGTAAAAGTATAAGCAGTACCATTTGATAAACCAGTAACTGATATTGGAGAAGAAGATCCCGTAGCCTCAATACCACCTGGAGAAGACGTTACACGGTAAGTATTAGAAGTTCCTTTTCCTCTCCAATTCGGTGCAGTAAAAGAAACTGAAGCAACAGCGTCACCTGACGAAGCCGTAGGTGTAGATGGCGTATCAGGGGTTGAACCTTGAGAGGCTGTAGTGCCTTTTATGGGCATACTAAGCGCTCAAATCGCCAATAAGCACCCAAGTGTCTGTTGCTCTTTTAATCAAAGTTGCTGACGACCATTGCGCTCTCAATTTAAGTCCTGGTGTGCGATTAACGGTTACGCCAGCCCCCTCAACAATCGTGGTCTGTCCAACACCTGTTTGTAGGATGTTTATCTGTGCACCGACTGGGTAAGCAACGGACGAGTTTGGGGGCACCGTGAGGTTATTTGCAGTAGCGACACTCATTTCCACAATCTTGTTTTTGTCAGCCAATACAAGCGTGTAGGAGGCTGTCTGAGCGCTTGTTGAAACATCAGCCAACTTGCCAAGGTCAATTGCGGCAGTTGTTGAAATATCGGCATTAGCAATAGTTTCGTCAAGAATCATTGCACTTGTTACTGTGCCCGATGGGAGGGTTACCGTACCTGTGAAAGTTGGTGAAGCGAGTAGTGCGTAACCAGCAGCATTAACCCAAGCCGTACCATTCCATTTGAGCAAATCACCATTAGCGGCACTAGTAATAGTTACATCTGCAACATCGTCAAGGGATGTAATCGTTGCACTGCTAAGTGCTGTAGCAACGAATGCAGTTGTAGCGATTTGCGTGGTGTTAGTTCCACCTGTCGCTGTTGGTGCTAACGGTGTTCCTGTCAAAGATGGGGATGCTAGTGGTGCTTTCAGGTCAAGAGCCGTTTGTTGTGCTGTAGAAACAGGCTTGGCTGTATCTGCCGTGTTGTCTACCGAACCCAACCCGACCATCG